GACAAACACGATGGAGTAAAAGTAGCTTATGTGGATCCTGAAAACTATATCCATAGCAAAGTTACCCGCAATGATTTTTCCGATAAATATTATGAAGGATATGTAGATACCATTACACTTTCGGATTTAAGACGCGAAAGTAATTATGATGATGAAACATTAAGAAAAATTGCCAAAAGTTACTCTAAAGTAAATTCAACAAAATCAGTAGGTAGTTATGATTCTTGCTCAATGGATGATTTGCTAGATTATAGAATAGATGTTTTGCGTTTTGCTTACGAAACAACTAAGAAAATCACATACAAAAAGAAAATTCGTAACGGAGAAGCTATTAAAGTAAGTCGTAAAGACGATAACTATATTGCACCAGAACGAAAAGATGTAGCATCAGAAAGCGGTGTTTTCGATACGTGGTTAGAAGGAAATTATATCATTGGCACAAAGTTTATTTACAACTGGAAAGAGTGTGAAAATAACTATGACGATATAATGAACAAAGCTATGTCGCCATTTATTACTTATGCCTATGATATTTACGAAAATAGACTTCGTTCGTTTACAGATAATATTGAGGCTCCGGCAAGACAGCTGCAAAAAATATCTTTAAAGATTCAACATTTAATTAGTGAATTAACTCCGGATTTAAAAGAAATTGATTTAGACCAACTAGCCGAATTAGACGATGGTAAAGGGGGTGTAAAAAAAGAAACTTGGCAAACTGCATTAACCTTAATAGGAACCAAAGGGGTGGTTTTCAAAAAGAGAATCAACATGGGGGAAGATGGTATAAAAGATAGTTATGCAGCACGACCTATGCCTAGCCAGCAAGGTTCAGCATTAACTATTCTATTAAATGTTTGGGCGCATTACTATAACTTCATTAGAGAAAGTACAGGTGTTAATCCGGCTCGTGATGGTTCTATGCCAGCAGATGCCCTTGTAGGTGTTAATCAAATGGCGCAGTTAGCTAGTAATACCGTAACAAGAAACATAGTAGAAACATCAATAGCATTCAAAAAGAAAATATCCGAAGTAATATCAACACGTATTCATACTATTTTCTCTTACCCAGAAGCTAAGAAAGTACGTGAAGTTTATGAAAATGTAGCGGGTAAAAATATGCTTGATGCCATGGATGTTTTAAAAGACAGAAACTTGCATGAGTTTGGTTTTACTTTTGAAATGATGCCAACAGCCGAAGAAATCAAAAACTTCAACGATATTTTAAACTTAGCAATACAAGAGCAAAATATTGATGTGGAAGTAGTTTTTCAAACACGACAACTTGCCAAAGTAAACATTAAGAAATCAATTGAATACTTAATGTACCATAGACGTAAACGCATTAAACAACGTCAAGAAGAACAAATGATGCTTGCTAAAAACAAAAGCCAAAATGATTCTAAGGCGGCCCAAAATAAAATACAAACTGAATCCATGGCTTATCAATCTAAACGCAAAATTGATTTACAATATGAAAGTCAATTGGCAAAGATTGAAATTATGAAAACGAAAGCTATTAAAGAATTAGAAATACCGTATGCTGATAAAGAGTTTCAACAAGATGTGTATTTGAAAAAAATAGATTCAATGTCTTCATTGTCAAAAGAGGAATTTAAAGAAGATCGCAAGGACGATCGAACAAAATTGCAAGCCAGCCAACAAAGTAAAATCTTAGACCAGCGTAATAAAGACAAAGAACCAATTGATTTTGAAGAAGATGAAAATTGGTTTAACGATATGCAATAGAAAAAAACTATAACAAAATGATTGATAATAGATATTTTCTATATATTTGTATCAAGAAATAAGTTAAAACTATGGTAGAAGAAAACGAACAAGCATTTGAAACAGTAGAAAATCAAACTGAATTAGAAAATCAAGTTGAAAATACAGAGGGAACAACTACTGAAAACACGCAACCGGACAACGGAGAATTAGCCTTGGCTTACTTACGTGAAAATGGAATAGAAGTTAATTCGATTGAAGATTTAAAAAAACAGCCTGAAAAAGTTGTTGAAAAGGTAGAGTTTAATCCGTACGAAGATGTATTGGATGATGAGGATAAGGCGTATTTGAATTTCAAAAAAGAAACAGGCCGCACCAGAAAAGAGTACGAGGCTTTAAATTCAAATTTAGACGATTTACCAAGATTAGATTTGGCTCGTGAAAGAGTTCGAAGAGAAACGGGTTTAAATCTATCTAACGAAGAAATAGATGAATACATTGCTGAATCATTAGGAATTGATTTAGAGGATATGAGTACTTCTGACCAAGTTAAGTTAGCATCATATACAAAATCAATACTTGATGAAAAGAAAGCAGAACAAGAAAAATATCGTAAACCAATAGAAGATAAACCAACCGAAAACACTACTCAACAAAGTGAGTATGTAAAGTTAGAAAACGGCTCGGTGATGCTAAAATCAGAATATGATAATTTAGTTAATACTCGTCAACAAGAGATATTAAAAGCCAAAGAAGCGGTGAACAGCGTTACCAATTCTGACTTTAAAATTATTCTTGACGATAAAGGAACTCAAAAGGAATTGAATTTCAATTATGAATATTCAGAAGAAGACAAGCAGAGCATGGTGTCATTAGTTTCTGATATTGATGGTGTAATTGCATCCAGATACCGTTCCGAAAATGGATTTAACCATAAAAACTTCGCAGAAGATATGCAATGGTCTGATCCAAAGTTTAGGGAAAAAGCAATAGCTTCTTTATTGCATAAAGCAATTGCAAGCAGTACAGAATCGCTATTAAAGGAGCGTGGTAATATCAATTTTACTAACGACCCTTTACAAAAACAAGCAAAAGAAGGGGTAAAAATTGTGTCTATGAAAGATGCGGTACAAGGCAATTATTAATTATTAAATTACTCCAATCATGGCTTTTGATTTAAAAGAAAACAATTTATCTGGTTTATCAGTTATTACTAATCCGGATAGCTCATGGAGAACAACTCCAGAGAATTTTATTAGTCTTTATGACTATTCACAAAAATACCAACCTGAATTAATTCCAGAGTTGATGTATGCAAATGGAAAAGGAAGTATTTTAGGATTTATCCGTGCTACTACAGCAGGTAAAGAGGGTACTTTTGAAGCAGATGTTATTCAACATTCTGAAATGGGTAGGTTAGAGCATACCTTTGAGGCTAGTGCTACAGGAAATGTTTTTACAGCAACAGTTCCACATCAATTGAAAACAAAAGAAGTTATTAAAATTTCTAATGGTATTAAAGAGTTTCAAGGTATTGTTAGTGTAGTTACTTCTCCTACAGTATTCACGGCTTTATCTGATGGTGCTGCATTTACATTTGCAGGGGATGATGTTCAAGTAATTAGAACTTCTAACAGACACTTAAAAGGTGGCGATGCGTATGATGAAGGTAAAAAATGGGATCCAAAAGTACATAAAAACTACGCCCATATTATCAAAGACCACTACAGCATTTCTGATTCAGATTTAGTTACTAAAACTTGGATTGAAACGCCAAATGGCCCAAGATGGTACAATACCGAAATGGAGCGTTTTTACACGCAATTTGATAACTTGACCGAGCTTACTTTGGTAACTCACGAGAGAGCCAAAGACTTAGCACCTTCTACAGTTGCAGGTTTTGCACAAGGTATGAAAGGTGTGGTTCAGCAAGTAGAAGAAAGAGGAAATATTAGCAATGAATACATTACTACTATTGACAACCTTGCTGATTTGGCTTTGAGAGCTAAACAACAAGGAAATTGTAGAGAGTTTACAGTGTATTGCGACCACGCACAAATTGTTAAATTCCAAAAATTAGCTGGAGGTGTAAATGCTTCTTTTGTTAACGGTTCTCATTTTGGAGCTTTTAATAACAGTAAAGAAATGGCATTGAATTTAGACTTTGTTTCTATTTTTTATGCAGGAGTTCAGTTCCACTTTACTTCATGGGCATTGTTAGACGACCCAACCTTGTTAGCCTCTACCAACTTTGATACTACATCATTGGCTTACTTAATGGTTCCGTCTGGAATGATGAATGTAATGGAGCAAGGTAATGTAGTTGCTAAACCTTACTTAACTGTAAGATACAGAAGCAACAACGTTACTAACAGAAATCGTCAAGCGAAATTCTGGGGTGTACTTGGAAATCAAGTTAAAGAGGATAAATCAGGTGTTGATTTGTTATCTGAGGTGACTAACCAATTAGTAGGTGCAAACAACTACTTTGTTGGTAGAAAAGCAGTATTCTATTAATAGAATTTAAGTAAAAACACGTAAGGTTTTCGCCTTACGTGTTTTTTATTACTAATTAAAAAAAACAAAATGGCAAAAGTTATATTTAGACTAACAATCGAAGGAAAAACACCCTCTACTTGGGAACTACCACAATCTAATGTGATGGGGATAAAACAAGGAAAAGGAAAGAAATTTATCAATTATTATCCAGGAGAAGATTCTTGTTTTGTCGAGGATATTTTCGCAAAAAACAAAGATTTAGAACCTTCAAAAGTTCCTTTGTTTAAATTTAATCCACAATCCGGAGCTACTGATTTATTAGTAGATGATTCAAATATTTCACTTTTAAACTATTTGAAAATACATCCTTGGTTTGAGGTTAGATACAATATTTTCTCAAAAGAAAAAGAAGCTACTGAAAATTTAGCTCAATTTGAAAATGTAGAAAAAGCATTAGAACTAATCAAAGAATCAGACGAAATCAAAGTAAAAGCTATTTCGATGGCTATTTTTGGATTGAACTCGTTCTACAAAACATATACTCAATGTGCTGCTGAACTAAAGGCAAAAGCAATCAAAGACCCTTATGTTATTATTAGTGCTATGGAGGCTACAAATTATGAAACTAAATTTGTAGCTGGATTAGCCTTTGTTTCTGGAATTATCAAATTAAACCCTACACATACTGCTATTACATGGTCTGATAATGACGGTTTAATTTTACATGTAGCTCAAGGAGAAAACGGTTTAGATAAACTAACTAACTTCTTGACAAATGAAACCAAAGAAGCGCAAGTATTACTTCAAGAGTTTAATACAAGACTAGTTCGAAAAGAGAAAACTGCTGCACGTTCAGACGATTCAGATAAACTTTTAAGCGAGAAAGATGCTGAAATTGCTGAATTAAAAAGACAGTTAGAAGCTTCAAAGGCAACTATTCAAGATGCAGTAGGAACTAAAGAAGAAGAGGACGATGAAGATTTAGACGGCAAATCTGCATTGGAACAATTGCAAGAAGATTATGTAAATAAATTTAAAAGCGAGGTTCCGATTAGATACAAAAACGATGAAGTTTGGTTAGCTAAAAAGCTAGCTGAATAAAGATAACCACTATTTTTAGTTTTTTAGTGACTTTTTCCCGATGAAAATGCCTGCTTTACGGCAGGCATTTTTTAATAAAACCACACCATGATTAGTATAGACAGAGTATATAAAACAGTATTAACATTAGCTAATTCAGACATTAGAGGTAATGTTAAGCCAACAGATTTAAGGCTTACTTTATATGATGTTGTTAATGAAATCGTGGAAGAATACTTCTATGAAGTAAATAGAATGCTAAACCGAGAAAACAGAGGTTTGATAAACGGAGGTTTTGAAAATATTCCCGATCGTATCAGAGAAAAAATACTTCACTTTTTGAAGGAAGATGTAGCGTTGCCGTACGTTACTCCTTATTTTGTATTACCTACCGACTTAAGGTATATTGATAGTGTTTTTTATCTAAACGAAAATGAGGTAGAGTTTTGCAAACACAATAAAGAATTTAAGCTATTATTGAATTATGCTGATACTTTGCCAAGTGTAAAAAATCCTATTGGGCTACGTGTTGGCG